TCCGTTGATAGTCGTAACACTTGGCAAAAGCCCCATCTTTTTGGCATCTCTAAGGGTTGTAGCTCTAACGCCTGTTTTGCCTTCAGTTGTATAAGCTGGAGTACCGTCTTTGGTGTACCAGTGGCCACTTTCTTGTACTTTTTCTTTGACTATCATTTATTTTCCATTCTGCAAGTAAATTGTGATTTAGCTATCTTTAATACATCTTCAAAATTTAATTGAGCGTGTTTGCCGTGGTTATAACCATGACCATACATAAGCACTAGCCCAACAATAAATAACGCCACCCAAGCGGTTCTGATGGCTACCTTACTCACGATTAGCAACCCATATAGCAATACACATTGAAATAATCCCTAATATCAGGATTCCAAAGCCAGCTAACACCAAAATAAGTGCGTTTAGCATGGGTTTTTTAACCAAGAGGCAGCTAAATCCATGTGCGGAACAAAGGGTTTAGGTTTAGCGTTACCATGAATTTCTTGCATTTTTTTAGCCTGTCTATGATTTCGTTGCAGTATCCGCTGTGGGATTGGGGCTAGTTCTTCAGCGTCAGGTAGATCGCCAGTTGCATAAAAAGACTTAGGTTTACCATTAACCGTACGCTCATAACGAACAATGTAAATCTGTTTATTAGCCCTTAATTCTGTAATGTACCTTGCTATAAAAATAACGGTCACATTTAAAAAATTAGCCATTTGTTGACGATTCATCGGAGTATGGGATAGCTGGTTTAACAGCTTTTCTTGAAGTTTAATTTTATTGTTCATAATTAAGTTGACCTACTTGCTTACGCTTTCGGTCAATTAAAATTTATCTACAAATAGTTACCCATTGGCAACCGCCACCGCCACAAACATATTGCTGCCAGCAATTAGCTTGTTGAGCTACTGCTGAACCAATTACAAATAATGCTGATACTGCTACAAGTGCTTTTTTCATAATTACTCCTTGGTTAAAAAATTTAATATCAGAAAGGCATAATGTCCTCGTCTAAATCTACAGTAACAGGCTTGTAAGATGTAGCATCAGCTTCTTTAGCCTTACTGCCACGCCACTCTGAAGATTCAGTAATCTTTTCTTTGTAATACTTTGGTAAGGCATCGAACTTGGCTTGGTCAAAATCTTGTAACCAAAAGTGCAAAGTAGGATTAATACCTTCAGGTTGTACATTACGCAAGGCACTAGGCACTGGTGAGATACCCGAGATATTGGCGTACTTACCATCTTCGCTATGCGTAATATTAACCATGCAGAATTTCCCTAACAAACCTTTAAGGTCAAAGTTTCTACGATCTTCAGGTGACATCTTCTTGTTAGACCATGATTCTAAATCTTGGCGTAAACGGGCTTGATCGCCTAAACTAACGGTATAGCGTTTTGATACGATTAAGGGCTTTCCATCGTCTGTTTTTAATGGTTGGCCTGCATCATCGTCACCATGCAACTCCCAAGTAAATACAACCTTGTGCATGATTTTGGTTTCGCCAGCCCATTCTGTAGCTTGGTGACCAAGGTCAATGATTGAATACAAACGAGCCATGTGAAGGCCTGCTGGTGCGATTTTAAATTCTTTACTGCTGTCCGATATAATCATTGTTTAGCTCCAAAAATAGTTGAAAAGTCATCAAAGACTGAATTTAATACAGGGTTTTTTCTAACTGGTGACGGTAATCCACACGCATAGCGTAAATCACCAATTTCATCAAGAGTTAGTATGACCCCATCTTCGAGGTCTTTAAAGATGCGTTCCAAATGTTCTTGGAAGCTGTTGAAGTCTTTATCTTGCTCACTCATACGAGTATTCCTTTTCTTTAACACGGCACATACCGTACATAGATATTAAGCTACCTTAAATGCTATGTCAACAATTATTTGTAAATATTTGCAAATTTATTGTAAATAAGTTAAGATAGCTTACAAATGAATTCAACTGCAATAATTAAACTTCTTGGTGGCCCTACCCGTATCAGTAAGCTGGTTGGGGTATCTGTGCCAGCAGTATCTATGTGGCAAAACAGCGAGATTCCAATGGATAAACTGGTTATGTTGGCTGCTACCCTAGAAAAAGAATCACATGGTCTTATTACTAGAAAAGCACTATTTCCAAATAATTTTCAAATGATATGGCCTGAACTGGAATAATGTAGTAGAATTAAATTATTGAGGAATTGAACACTCGATAAGTTTAGGGTTTTAGAGGTAGTTCTGTGGGTTTACGAAATGAAGTAAAGAGGCATTTCGCAAGCCGTTCAATCACAGAGTTACCCCTAAAGCCCTTTTTTTATTGTTTCTTCCTTGGTCGTACTCCAAACGATATTAAGTACCTGAATGGGTAGCGTGGAAGAAAACACAGGCCGATCTCTCACCCGATTGCGAGCCTACCGAACTTAAATGGGTATCGGATAAGAAGGGGATGACAACGGTGATAGACAACTTCCCCATCGAGTGAACATTAACTTAGGTAGCATTAGTTCAAGTACAGCAATAACTTCTTGAATGGATGTGGGCTTATCACCCTTGGGATAGCTATGGGTAAAAAAACAACACTAGGGAATGTACCTACAAAATAAATGCAAATAAGTGTTGACATTGTTAAGATAGCTTAATAAACTAGCATCACTCAATAACGAGTGAGATAGGAGAAACAAATGAAATACATGGCAATTCAACACTACACATCAAAAAATGTTCGTTTTCGTGCAACATCATACGGTGACTTTTCTGCGTTTTTAGATGAAGTTTTATGTCATAACGAAGAATCAGGCTGGAATTATTATGTTGAAAATGTAATGGTTTCTTTTGGCCAAGCCCGTGCCGCTGTAGATCAGGCTTTTGCAGATGCTAAAGCTAAAAAGGAATTAACTCACAAGCGTGTACGCATCAGCGTGGGTTCTACTTGTTTGCCAAACACTTACAGAGAAGTTTGGGTAAAAAAATAAATAGCCCTACGGGGCTACCTTTAAGGTGAGATAGATATGAATTTCAATGAATTCTATGCAATGTACCCACGCAAACAAGGCCGTAGGGCTGCTGAAAAGAGTTGGCAAAGGCTTAGTAGCCAAGAGCAACAAGATGCTTTGGAAGCCCTGCCAAACCATCTTGAATACTGGAATATCAAACAGACTGAAAAAGACTTTATTCCACATCCAGCAACATGGCTCAATCAAGGTCGCTGGGAAGATGAACTAGATATGACAATCAAGATTAAAGAAGATAAATCATGGATGGCCACAGAAGCTGGGATTGTTGCCAAAGCTGCAGAGCTTGGCGTACATAGCATGGGCCTTACTTACTTTCAACTGAAAGAAAAATGCCTGTTAGTTATGGCTAAGAAAGCGATGGCATGACCGATGAAATCGAAAGACATAGGTCAGAAGTTAGATACTGGATCAAAATTAGAAAAGAAAAGGGTTTGCAAGAGTTTCGCAGACTTATCTCAACTTATGAACTTGGAATTAAACGCCCAACAGTCATGCGAGATATACAAGACCAGTATCTCAAAGGAAATCGAGGTCAAAAAGGAGATTGGAGATGAGTGAAATTAAATTAGTCAATGATCTTGATGTTGCAATTATTTGTCTTAAACCAAAATATTTAGATATATACAAAAAAAGACAACAAGGAACTCTTTATAGAATTATTGCTGAAGAATACGGAGTTAGCCCATCAAGAATAAGAGAAATATATTGCACAGCTTCAAGAAAGATTAGATTTTATAAAGGAAAAAACTATGGAATATGATCCACACGAAGCAATTAATTATATTTACATTAACGCACCTGAATACGCTAAAGCCAAAGGCCAACTAGCCCAGCTAGAAACCTACAAATCTAGCCTTAAAGCTATTATGATGAAGAAATCAAGTGAGCAAAGCCTTGGCGGTCAAGAGCGTGAAGCCTACGCAAGCCAAGATTACCAAGATTTGTGCGTTGCAATAGGTAAAGCCACAGAAGATGCAGAAAAACTTAAATGGCAACTAGAAGCAGCTAAGATGCGTTTTCAGGCATACCAAACTGAAAGTGCTAATAACAGACAATTAGAAAGATTTACAACATGATTACCCTAACTGAAGAATTCCTAATCCTAAAGACATTAATTCGCCTGTACGATGAAGCACTTAAAAACAATAATGCTTTGCTAATGATGGAGATTGCAGTAGATATTGCTGAATCTGCTGAAAAACTAGAACAAGCCTCTGTGGATCACGCCAATGCCGACTAAGGAAACAAAAGAGCATTACGCTAGACTAGCTAGGTTAGGTTGCGTACTATGCGCCCACCTTGGGTACGATACAAGCGATCAACCTGTTGAAATCCATCACTTGCGTAGGTATGGCATGAAAAGGGAAGATGCCCCAGCGTTACCCCTTTGCGCAGGCCACCATAGGCATTACAAGGATGCGGTACATCAATTAGGTGCTAAAGGCTTTGAAAAGCATTGGGGTTTTGCCCTTGAAGATAAACTTGGCATAGTGGAAGAACAGCTTAAATGTTAGTGCTGAATTTACCGCTACCCCCTTCAGTCAACAGCTACCGTACTATCTTTAGGAATAGGATGGGTATCAGTAAAGCTGGCCGTGAGTTTAAACTTCAGGTGCAAGACTATGTAATTGAACACAATGTACCTAAAATGGGCGATAAACGCCTACAAATGCAAGTTAC